TTATAGAGGTGATGTGGTATGCTGGAAAAGGAAATAAAATTTAAATCAGGGGTAAAAACTACAAAGAAGAACATCAATCAGAATCAGGGGCATAACGTTAAAAAAGAAGCGTTAGGTCCTAATACGAAAAGATAATTTTTAAGCTCTGCTTTAGCAGGGCTTTTCTTATGCCCAACGAAAGGAAGGTGAGCCTGTAATGGCTGTATTAGAAAATGCAAGACATGAGAAATTTGTGCAGTGCCTCATCCGGGGAATGAGCCAGAGAAAGGCTTACCGCGAGGCATTTCCTGCTTCACGAAAATGGAAAGATACAACCGTCGATGTAAAAGCAAGCGCTTTGTTTTCAGATGGTAAGGTTTTGGTAAGGTATAGCGAGCTTCAGGAAGAGGCTAAGGATAACGCCATTATGAAACGAAAGGACCGCATGATTGTATTAAGCGATATAGCGGCTGACGGTAATGAAAAAACGGAGGCAAGAATCAAGGCGATAGATACTCTGAATAAAATGGACGGAGAATATACCGGTAAGCTTGAATTGTCGGGTGAGATTAATTCTAAAAACCCTTATGCCGGTCTGACTACAGAGGAATTAAAGAAGCTGATCGGCAGTGGATAGAGAATTGATAAAGCTCGGAGCAAAAATCGAGCTTGCAAGGCGCGACTTTTTTGCTTACTGTAATTTAAAGGCTCCTGACTTCTACAAAGCAGATAGACGATATTTGGTTGATCTTTGTAATGAGTTCCAGGATTTTATACAGTCTGATGACGAAGTAATGATCGTAAACGAGCCGCCCCGACACGGCAAGTCTCGGACTGCCGGACTGCTGGTTGAGTGGGCGCTGGGAAACGATAAAAATCAAAAGATCATGACGGGCTCATATAACGAAACGCTTTCAACTATGTTTTCTAAAAACGTTCGTAACGACATAATGGAGGCTAAAGCCGATGTATATAAACCCGTTTTTTCCGACGTGTTTCCCGGAGTATCGATTAAGCGCGGCGACGGAGCAATGAATTTATGGAGCTTGGAGGGCGGATATAATAATTATCTTGCAACTTCTCCGACCGGTACGGCGACGGGATTCGGCGCAACGCTGCTCATTATCGACGACCTTATAAAAAATGCCGAGGAGGCAAATAACGAATTGACAAAAGAAAAGCACTGGGCATGGTTTACAGATACTATGCTTTCCCGATTGGAGGAGGGCGGAAAAATTATAATAATTATGACGCGCTGGGCTTCGGATGATTTAGCGGGCCGCGCTTTGGAGCATTTTTATGAATCAGGAGCTAAAGTCCGTCATATCTGCATGAAAGCGTTGCAGGACGATGGTTCTATGCTTTGTTCTGAGGTTTTGTCATACAAGTCGTATATGTCTAAAATCAAGGCTATGGGCGCCGATATAGCGTCGGCCAATTATCAACAGGAACCGATAGATATCAAGGGCAGACTGTATACAAGCTTTAAAACCTATAATAAGCTGCCGCAGGACAGCGGCGGAAGAAGCCTTTTAGAGGGAATATACAGCTATACTGATACGGCGGACGAAGGAAGCGATTATTTGTGTTGTGTAATCTGGGGCGCGTATATGAAAGAGGCGTATATACTTGATGTTTATTATACTCAGCAAGGAATGGAAATAACAGAAAAAGAAACTGCGGGCAGATTTTTTGAATTTAAGGTAAACAAGGCGAGGATAGAAAGTAATAACGGCGGTTCAGGCTTCGCAAGAAACGTTATACGCATATTGCGGGAACAATTTTCAAGCAATCAGACCGTTGTAAAATGGTTCCATCAATCGAAAAATAAGAAAGCGAGAATCATTTCAAATTCCACATGGATAATGGAGCATGTATATTTTCCGCAGAACTGGAAAGACA